AATGGCACTCAATGCGGCGGCGGCTGCTTCTACTGGAATGACCTATCAGTTTACAACGGCGGGTGCAGGTACAGACCCAATAACAGGATTATATTGCCAGATGCTTGCTGGTACAACTACTACTGGTCAAGCAGCTGCTCTTAACTTAGAGAACAATACAACAGGTGCAGAATCAATCGGTGGGCGTATGGTTGTTAGTGGAGCTGCGACAGACAATATTGGGTTACTGCTTTCTGCCTCGAATGGTACAGACCAGAATATGGCCTTCTCTGCTGTTTCAACACTTCCAGTAGCTTCTTCAGATACTATTGTTCAAGCTGTTAAGATTGAAGCTACCACAGGCGGTACATCGGCAACTTGTGAACCCCACACTTTCTATGGAACTTTAGGTGGTACATTTACTTCTGCAAAAGATAGTCATGGAATGCAGTTTGTTAATAATGTGACTAATACTGGTGGTGGGTTTACTGAAGGTGCAAGGTTTTGTACATATACTATTGCCAATTCTTGTAATAAGGGATTGGATTTGTATGCTGCTAATGGTGTGAAGAACTATGGTTTTATATCTACAGCCGAGAGTCCTAGTTATGGTTCTTGTACTGATAATTATGGTGGTATACTTATTGCTCGTAATGCGACTGTTACAAACGAAGCTGTTCGAGCAACATCAACGCTAGCGGCCGCAGCTGGCTCTCCCGTACAGGGACACTATTTCAAAACCACTGCTGCGGGAAGTGCCAAGCATTGGCAGCGTGGTATTTATAGCGAATTGGCAGACGGCTACTCTGGAAGCGGTACTACCGCTGCAATATACGCAAACAACCTTAATGTTAATGAAGGTACTGGTACTGATATTGGACTTTTGTGTGAGGGTAATGATTATGCCCTCCATGCTAGTAGCCTTGGCGTTGGGGATGGAAACATACTTGTTGATGGTTCAGCTACAATCGGCGGAGGTTATGGAAGTACGGGAGTTACTATAAGTGCTACTGGTAACATACAAGCTGATGGCGTGTTGACAATTGATGGAGCGGCCACTTTAAATAATGATGGTGGTGATGCTGACGTTACTATTAAGGGTCAGACGGATGATAACTTATTATGGACTGATGCTTCAGTAGACCAAGTTTTGATAGGAACAACTGGATTGGCTGCACCTTATTTTCAGGCTGAGAAACTCGAGGCGTTTGAGACTTTATCTGGTAATAGTAAGGTTGCCTATTCGTTTGCGGCAGATTTAGGTACGAGTTGTACTGGCGGTAATTATCAGTCAAATTTGGGGGTGAGGTGTAAAGCAACAACAACAACGGTAGATACCTATTACTATTCAGGAGATATTGAGTGTGTGATGAGTGCTGACTGTACGGAAGGACACGGCATTGGGTCTTATTCCTCTGCTAGTGTTGCGGCGGGTGGAAAGGTGCAGACACTTCATGGCATAGAGGCGTTCGCATACACAGAGGGAACTGGTGTTAGTAATGCTGCTGTGGACACTTGTGCATCTGCTTACTTCCACGGGCCAGTTAAGGGTGAGGCAGGGGATACGTTGACTAATGCTTACGCTGCTTATTTTGCAGCACCTACGCACGGTGATACACTCAACTATTCAATCCGAGCGGCTGGGGATGTATTGTTTGAGGGCGAGATTGAGGGTAAAGCAGCTTATTTTGATGGTTGTGAGAACAATGGAGCGGCTTCTACTCAGTACCTTGATATGAACAATGGTACGATAATGGCTGCTAATCGTGGCTACCCAATGATGCGGGATGGGTCTATTACTGGTGTGGCTGGGCTAGTTACAGTGGCGGGTTACGCGGGTGCAGGAACTTGTGAGATACAAGCCAGAATAAGTGGTAGTGAAGTATTTAAGACGAGTATCACCATTGATGGTAATGGCAAGAAGACCAACCAAACCACTCAGGCTAGGGGTACGGATACCTTTAGTGCTGGCGACAGCTTAGAGATATACTTCGAGAAGACATCAGGAACGTACAGTGCTGGTTATCCAACTGGCATTATAGAAGTTATTTATGACGATTAAACAAAACACATGGGACTACAAAAAGCATATTCAAGGGCATCGGGAACAGACTTCCCTGAAGCCTATCACAAGATTATCAAAATTTGCACTGCCAAGTTGCAGGGTAAAGTTAAGTTGAGCGTAGCAACATACAAGGACAAAGAATTCGCCGATGCTGGGAATCCTTACGACCATTCATCGAATCATACAACTACTGAAGATGCGTTTAATGCAGAGTTTGTTGATGCTACAAAGACAATGTCGGCTTTAGATGCAAGTCTTCAGGCTGGCTATGAGTGCTTGAAGGATAAGTCGAAACTTGAAATAATAGCGGTAGGTCAAGAAGATGATTGTTATTATGATGCTGAAGATATATTAGAGGATTAATAAATTAAATGAATATATGAGAACAATGAACCTGGTTTTGGATTACAAACTATCAGAGCAACTCAAGAAGGCAGGAACAAAGGCGGAGGTAATCACTCTTAACTATTTAGTAGAAGCTCGTAAGGCTTTGTATGCGGGTGGCCAATCACTAGAACAGGCTAAGTTATGGGGTCGTATATTAGATGATTGTTATGATAAGAATGGTGTTGCCATTAAGGAATTAGAACTATCGGAAGAAAGATTTGATGAAGTCAAACGTATTGTAAAAGATGGAAAAGTCCCCGCAGGACAGGAACTAGTGGCACTACGAGTGGCTGAAGAGTTAGATAAAATAGATGCCCAGAAGGTTGAAGAAGAAAAGAAATAGCTCTAGGTCTTGACGTATATATAAGCTGTGATGTAAAATAGAAGTACAATATATTCACCTACCCGAAAACGGGCGGTTTCCGTATGGAACACCGCCTTTTTTCTTAGCAAAAAAACATGGAGAAACAACAGATTACAGCCAATATAAAGGCTGTCAAAGATGGAAAACTTACAGGTGCTGTCGCATCTACAGGGGATGTAGACAGAGATGGGGAATCAATCAATCCCAATGGATGGAATCTTGAGAATTTTAAGAAGAATCCAGTCATTTTATTCGGACATGATCCTCATAGCCTGCCAATCGGTAAAGCAACTGACATCAGAATGCAAGGCAACGAACTTCTATTCGATGCCGAGTTTGCTGTTAAAGAGAATCCTTTTGCAAAGATGGTCAGCGAAATGTTTGAGGGCAAGTTTCTGAATACATTTAGTGTTGGTTTCCTACCACAGGAACAGGGTGATGATGGACGTATAGAGAGTGCTGAACTACTTGAGATTTCTGCTGTGGGTGTACCATCTAATCCTAATGCCGTTGCTACAAGAAGTGCTGAGGCGAATATAGAAATGATGTATAAGAGCTTCAAGAAACCTGAACTGAAACCAGTAAAGATTACGGACTCAGAAGAGAAAGACATCAAGAATTTCATTGATCAGTGTGAATTAGTTAAATCTGCCGCAAAGGCGATACTTAGCAAAGCCATTGTTGAGCCGCCCAAGAAGGCAGTTAAACCAAAGGTCGAGAAGCGTACGAGCAACAGACAAGAAGAAGCCAAATGCCGTACGAGGTTGATTGCTAAAACTATAAGTAGATCAGCCGATTTATTAAATAAGGAATTAAAAAAATGACAGAAGAAAAAATAGAACCTAAAGAAGAGGAAGTGAAAGAGGAAGAAGTTAAGGAAGAACCTAAAGAGGTTGTTGAAGAACCCAAGGAAGAAGTAGCTCCCGAACCAAAGGAAGAGCCTAAGAAAGAAGACGAGGAAGAAGTAGCTGAAAAAATCGCTAAGAGTATTACAGCACTCGTTGACGAAAAGGTTGAAGCAAGAGACAAGGCTCAAAAGGAAGCTAACGATCGCCTAGAGAAGATGTCAGCTCCAAGCTCTGTAGAAAAGGTTTGTATCTACAAATCACAGAAGAGCAAGGAAAATAGTATCTTTATGGAAAAAGAAGTTGCCGAAAATCTCGGTAGATACATTCTTGCTGTAAAGAACAAAGATTATCGAATGGCTGACAAGTGGGCTGTTAAACTTGAGGTACACAACGAGACCACAGCCGCAGAAGGTGGTTATCTTGTTCCTGAAATATGGGCAAATACCATCGTGCGAATGTGTGATGATATGGCGGTTATCCGACCAATATCAAAGGTTGTTCAAATTACTTCAAACTCATTCCATGTTCCTGTACAGGCTACGAATCCGAAAGCTGAATGGAGATCAGAGAGTGCAGTTAAAGCAAGTACAACTGTTGAGTTCACAGAGATTGAACTTACACCGTACTCATTGGCTGCAAAGACAGTTCTTACAGAAGAATTGTCAGACGATGCTCTGATTGATGTTGTTAGCTTCATCTCGGAAAGACTGGCTCGTGCATTGGTAACAGAGGAAGAAAGAACATTCGCAGTAGGTAATGGTGCAGGTCAGCCAACAGGTATTGACAACTATACCTTTACTCAAGTGGATGCAAACTTCGCACTTACTCACGGAATCTTTAGCCGAGCAATGTACACACTATCGCAGTGCTACAGAAATAATGCGACTTGGATGATGAACGCAGATACTATTCGAAGAGTTGTTGGACTATCTGACACAACTGGCCAGCCAATCTACAACTTCTATAACAGTGCAAGTGGCCCAACATTGATGGGACGACCTGTTATCGAGCAAAACGATCTACCAAGTGACCGAATATTCTTCGGTGACTTCAACGAGTATTGGATTGCACAACGAAAAGGTATCAGTGTCAGAACTTCCACAGAAGCAAGTTACTCAAGTAATGGTAGCTTGGTATCAATGTGGGAACAGAACGAATTGGGAATCATCGCTGAGGAAAGAGTTGACGCAGAACTTACGACTACAAATGCATTTGTTGAAATAATCAACGTGCATAACTAGGATTAATATCCTTTCTCGCTCGCTTGGTTATGGCTTATCCAGGCGGGCGGACTAAGGAAATTAATGATGAAGTATTTAAACAAGATTATGTTCGCCTTGAAACGCAAGAAAAAGAAAAAGAAGCGTAAGAAAGGCGAGTATGTAACCAAATAATCATGGCACTTCTTAGTTATGCATTGACAACAGTAGCTAGAGTTAAAGATTTTATGGATGTAACTGTGGCTGGAGATGACACACTCATTGAGAACCTGATTAACAGTGTTACGGATTTTGTTGAGGAGTTCTGTAATAGACGATTCAAACTTACGGCATACACGAACGAACTCTATGACGGAAATGATTATGATTCATTGCTGTTGGATAATTACCCGATCGATACTGACGAGACCTTCACGCTACAGAGACGAACAGAGATAACAAACAGTAGCTCAGGCTTCGATACTATTGAATCTGATCTATACCATGTCAAAGCTGTCGAAGGGATTATCCAATATGTACCTGGCTTCAAGTTCCACGATTACCCACAGCATTACAGAGTTACGTTCACAGCAGGATATGATTACGATAACGCTGCAACATATCTTTCAGATGTAGGAGCGGCTGATCTGGAATGGGCGACATGGAAGCTCGTGTCAACTGCATACAACAATAGAAAGGTATCGATAAACGCGGAGTCAGAAAGTATAGGGGATTATTCGATTACTTGGGCAAAGGAAATTAAACAAGATCCGCTTATTAGTGAAATCCTGCACAAGTACAAGCGACCAATTTTATGAGCATAGAGCATTTTTTCAATCAGGCAATTGTCATTGTTAGGCAAGAGGACATCGGATCAGGTAAGACCAACTATGTAAGTACAGGAACTTATGATGCACACGTTCAGCAGATACAAGATATCCAGTCAGATAGTGGAGAGTACGCCTCACCTAGTGTAAGCCATAAAGCGTGGACTGATGTTAATGCGGACATATCGGTTGGGGATCGTGTGATCGATGCGTCAGGTACTGAGTACGATGTGGTTGGAGTGAACGAGGAAGAGAAGGGGATTGCGATGAATGAACACAAGGCAGTTTACTTGAGCATAAAGAAATAGATGGCAACTGGAAGTGTAAAAATTGTAGGTCTTGATAGTCTAATCAAGGGATTCGATACAGCCCCAGTTGAAAAGGAAATCAACAAGGCTATTAAAAAGTCTGTGGCAGACTTACACCGACAAAGTGCTGTGAAGACACCCGTTGATACTGGACGATTAAAAGGTGGATATATAGAACGTGCTAAGGGTATGGTGGGTGAATTGGAAAATCCAATTGAATACGGAGTATATGTTCATGAGGGAACGAGCAGGATGCCAAAAAGACCGTTTATGCAAGAAGGTATAGATGCTGCTACTTCGTCAATAGAGCGACACTTTAATACAGCTATGCAGAATATAGTTAAATCAATAGCGAGTAAACGATAATGGCAGAAACATATCAGACAATTAAAGATTTTATAAAGACTAAGCTGGATGCCATTACGTCATTGCAAGAGGTTTCGGGTTATCCGGAGCTAGACTTTAAAGGTTACCCTGCAGTTGTTCTTATTCCATTAGAAGGTGACGGGGACTACGAAACGAATGTCGAAGATGAACGAAGTTATATCTTTTCTATCCATGTCTATTACAAGTATGAACAAGTTAGTAAAGTTGATGCCCTAGATAGAACGTATGATGCTATTGACGATATACTAGATTCGTTTGCAGAGGATAAAGACTTATCTGGTATATCATTACCAGCTAAGAAGTTATTGATAGGAGTTGAGCCAGTACACGCAGGGTGGGAAGAGATAGCAGAGCAGTCACTTATAAGATCTACTATCGAGCTAAACGTTCGAATAAGTGTAGATAATACATAATAAATAATATAAAACTATGGCAAAAGCAATCGGTAGACTAGTCAATATAGGATTAGGCAAGGAAGGCACAAGAGGAACGGCAGCAGCCGCAACTCACTGGCTTCCTAAGACAGAACTTACATTCCAAGACAAGCGGGATAAAGTCGAGTCAAGCGAATCATTGGGAGTGATAGACGAATTTCACGAGGCGTTCACAGTAGCGTGTTACGCAGAGGGTGATATTAATGGTGAGATCAGAGACAAGTCATTCGGGATGCTCCTCTATGGTCTACTTGGAACTGTGTCGTCAGCAGTTAATGAAACGACTGCGTACGATCACACATTTACCCTAGACAATGACAGCAACTCGCATCAGAGTTTGTCAATTTCAGTTGATGACCCAGCACAGGGACAAGACTTTCTATTCAAGTTGGCGATGCTAAGTTCGCTTACTATTGATGCTAACCTGGGTGAGATATCAACGTTTAGTTCAAACTTTATCTCAAAGAAAGCGAATG